CCGCAACCGAGCGGGCCTTTGACGGGGATAATGGCCAGGGCATCCTCAATGGTCATCTGTTCCAAGTCCACGGCTTTGCCGCAATAGTCCACGCCCTCGCGCGCGGCGCGAAAAGTATGATCGCTTTGGAGAATGCCTAGAATGGTGTCCACGCTGCCGGGCGTCATCAGCAACGGTGTGCGGGTCAAAGTCTCAATCAGTTTTGGAAGTCTCATGGCTTAATCTTTCGCGCCTTTGGCCGGCTTGGTTTGGGTTTCTCCGGGTTCGGCTTCTGGCTCATTGGGTTCGGGTGGGGATGGCATTACGTTGGGATTGCCGTTATTGTCCAGCCGGTTCAAGGCGTCCAGCGGCTCCAGCCAGCCGTGCTTCTTGTTCAATTCCTCGGCGGCGGTGGCCAAGGCATCCACGCTGTTGAAATTGGATTTCAGGATTTTCTTTTCCTGCACGCCCATGTCATTGCAGATAATCCCGCGCGAGATACAGCCGCGCCCGAGCATGGAGAGCATCATTTTGCCGTCGTTGCCTTCATCCACGGTGTATTTTCCGGGGAGCGAGAAACCGAAATTGTAAGGGTCAAACAAGTTGGTGTTGTTCGGGATTTCGCCGCGCCGCATCCCAAGCTCAATGCGGCGGTTGCAAATCCAGCGCGCGGTGCGTTCCAGCGTCATCTGCCGCTGGCGGATGTTGACCTGCACTTGCTGGGCGATGCTGCGGCTGGGCGCGCGGCTGGCATCGCCGGGATAAATCAGACAGCGCGGCCAATGCTTGTGGAAATACGCCGTCTCGACGAGCGAGATAAATTGCTGTTCCTGCATCGAAGGCCGGTTGAGATCGAGCGTGCCCAACTTTTCGCCCTTGCGCGAGGACAGTTCCACCACGCCGGCGGGGGCATCTTCCACCGCCACCAGTTTGGTGGTTGTAGTGCCGTCCACATTGTTGACCACGATTTCCGTTTCCTGCACGCCGCTGGTCGGGCGGCCCTCAATGCTTTCCCGATACACCATTTTTTGGCTGGCAATCTGGACGCCCTGTTTCCAGTAATAAATGATGTCCGTCACGCTGTTGGCGTCATCCAGCAAATTGGCGAGCGTGGGAATGCCGCGAATCTGATTGATCCAATCGCCCACTTCGTAATTGAAATGCAGTTGCGCGCGCGGCACGTCCGCATAGGTCATCTGGCCTTGGTCGTTGTAACCAAGGATGCGATAGCCGAGCAGCCGCAAATTCTGGTCCACGATAATGCCGTCAATGATGCGCTGGCCATCAAACGGGCTGGCGGGGTCGTTGATGAGGTAAAACGGCAGGTAACTGCCCCAGCCGGAATAATAGCCGTTCGCGTAGTTGTAGCCGTAGGGCGCATTGCCAAGTTCGCGCACTTGCTCCAAGCCGGTGCCCTGTTTCACGCACCAGCCAATGCCGGTGCCGATGCGGGAATAATCCAGCACTTGAAATTGGCCGGTGGCCGTGTGTCCGGGCGTGTCCACGCCGTCAAACCAGATGCCAAAATCAGCTTCCACGTCGAATGCGCGGCACAAACTGCGCAAGGTGGAATGCCAGTCATGCGCCTCGCCCAGCACGTTGCAATTCTGGAAATAGCTTTGATGCAACATTTCCTCCATGCGCTCACCCCAAGCCGCATTGTCGCCGTGATAAACGATGTGCCAGGCGTCACCAATGGCATATTTAGCCTTCATCCCCAGCGCGGCATCAATGCCGGTAACTTGCGTGCTTAACACCTTGGAATAATTCACCTGTTCCCAGCGGGTGTAAGGCGTCTGGTTCTCGTAAATCTTACTGCGAACTATCGGTTTTGGGCGGTTGTCGTAGGGATGCGAGGACGGCGACGGATAAAGATTGCGGCTGCCGATGGCGCGTCCGAATTGGTCAACAAGGGTGGCCATAATTATTGAAAGATTTGCACCGTCACGCCGGGGTTGCGGGAATAGGGGTTGAGATAAACGCGGTCATCCGTCTGGCCGGCGGCGCAAAGCAGATAGAGCGCATACGCCAATCGTTCCAGCGTCACTTCCAGCGGGGTGGCATTGCGGTCATCGTTGCGCGTGAGTTCGCCCGCCAAGCGCACCTCCGTAGTGCGCCCTTGGGAAAGCGATTGTTGCACCAGCCGGCGCTCGGCCAACAATTCCGCTTCGCTCCAGCCTTCGTAATAATTAAACGCCATTCTGCGAAACGGGCGCAGTCAAACATTTAACCGCCGCGATGTGTTTGCATTCAATCCCCCGCGCCATGAATTGCTCACAACCGCACGCCCAGCGGCTGCCATCGGCGCGCGCGGTGTAATAATCCGAATCCACGATGAACGCCAAAGCGGGGCGGCTTTCGGAATAAACCACTTAGCGCGTTGGTTCGTGCGGGATGGGTTCAATTCTCATAAAAATGGTAGCGGTGACAACCTTTGTCGGTAGGGGCTTCCGCGCGAACATTCGTCCGCGCGTAGTTAGTAACCACTCCGCTTAATGTCAGTTGTCACCGCAAATCTGGATCGTCACCACCACGCCTTCCGCGCCGCGCGTTTCGTGCTGGCCATATTCCCAGCGCAAGCACGGATCGGCGTCGTCTAATCCGAGACTGGCGGCAATGGCGTCCCGGAGGTGTTTGCACGCGCCAACAAAGTTGTCATCATCCAGCTTGCGCCGCCGGCAGCCAACCAAGCTGACAACCACGCTTCGCGGGCGGCTTTTTTGTGGTGCATCCGTTGGTGCAAGCTCGCGCCGTCGGTCTGGTTGCGGCTGGGTGGCCGGTAGGGCACCCAAAAGATGTGGATTGAGCCGCTTGAATGATTCGCTGGCATTTTTGAAATCGGGATTCATCCGTGGTTAATTTTTTGCCTCTTGGCCGCTGGCCTCTTGGCCGATGGCATCGCCGGCGGCGCTCTCGCCGCGCACGGTGCCGTGCATCATCTTCATAACAATGTTTTCACAATGGCAATCCACCAAATGTTGCTCTTTGTGAAATTCCACTACTTCCGCCTTGCCGCTTTTGACGTTGTTTTGAATGGCAAATCCGCTCATTTGCTCGTCGTAAGCTTTCAAGCCAACAGCTTTGGCGCGCGTGGCGTCATCGGCGGCGGGTATGTGGGTGATCTTCGGCTGGCCAGGCAGACCCAGCCGCATCTTGAACAGGATTTGCTTGGCGGCCATGTTGCTCCAGCGATAAACCTGAACGGCGATTTTTACCCAAGTCCGCTTATCCGGCTCCAGACAATCCACCAAGTAAGTCTTGGGCGGCCAATACGAGCGCCAAACGCCATCCTCCCAGCGCACCCCGCGTCCATCATCGCCAACCATGATTTTCCATGTGGCCCAAACCCGCTTGCCGCTGCCGTCTAGCGCCGCTTCCTTCGTGCGGTAGTGCGCGGCCTTTTCTTTAACAATGTCCAGCCAGTTGCCGCCATCAATCGCCACATTCCGCGTGGGGATGTTAAATTTATTTTTGATGCCACCGGTAATAATCCGCTCGCCCTTATCGTTGACCGTCACGGTTCCAAATAATTGCGCCCAACTCGTGGCGTAACCCCATTGCAATTCCACCGTGTTGCCGTGCTTATCATTCGCCGCCACCACATACCAGAAATGCCCCGTCAAATCCTTGCCCTGTTTGAGCGATTCAACCAAGTCTTTTTGGCAATCCACATTCAGCGTGCGGAAAGCTTCATCCAGGATGCGTCCTTTATCGTCCAGATTGACGCTGCTGATGATGGTTTCCACGCGCGTTTGGGTAAGCTTGGGCGAATAGAAAATGGCCCGCTCGCTCATATACCAGTTTTCCAGCTTCACCGGATTTCCGCTTTCAAAGGCGTCTTTCGCCTCCAGATAACTTGCCGCGCCGGATTCAAAGCTATTGGTGAAATTTCCCTCGCGCGGAATCACAAACAACACTTCCTTTGGCGTGCGCCACCTTCCGGTGGGGGCACCATTGGCGTCTAATATGGGAATGCGGTAGTCTTGTTCGTAAGAGTTGGCGATTTTCTTCCGGTTTTCCCTAGTATCCTCGATCATCGCGCCGCAATGGTAACATTCCCATTTGGCGGCGCGGGCGCGCTCCTCGGTTGTCAGCATCCGGCCATTGCCGGCGTCCGCCTCGGGTATCTTCATACCGGCATGACTGCCGGGCGCGGGCGGCACCCATAATTCTAGTTGGCCAGCGGGTAAATGGGTTGGTCGAATTGGCACAAAATCCGCCGGGCGCGGAATAGAATAATCCTGCGGACATTCCCATGATTGCCGGCCATCACAAAACGGGCACGACCAGGTGAGTGGGACACGGTGGGCTAACTTGGATCGGGTATCAAAATCACTTCCCGCCGGGGCGGCCTGGCTTTCAATGAAAATTTTACAGGTTTTTTCAAAACGGTCCGCGCGCTTGATGAGTTTTCCGAGCATCCCCGGTTTCCATTGCCAGACCTCGCTGCCCCAGATTAGCCGCCATGAAAGCGATGACATCAGGCCGTCATTGGCCCCGCCCACTTCCAACAGTCTGCCGCCGGCAAAGCGTATGCGCGTGCTGGTGACACGGTGCCGCGCGTTGGCATCCTCCTCAAACAGTCCGGCCAGAAGCGGGGAGATTTCGGGATGTTCCTTGATGGTGTCCATCAGCCGCGTGGCCACATATAGCTTGGCCTTGGGGTCATCTTCAAACACGCACAGCACCGAATCATTCTCATGCTCCAGCCAATACGGCACAGTTATATCCCCGCAGATGGATTTAAGTATTTGCGTAGCGCCGCACAGAAAATTGATGCGCACTTCGGGATCGCGTTGTGCCCGCAACACCCCACGTAAATGCAAGGCCGAATCAATCTGAAAATGGCCGTTCTGGTCCGGTGGCATGGATGCGTAGCCCTTGCCAACCAGCTTGAAGCGCGCGGCATTCTCCCAAATCTCGCCCTTGAATTTCTCTTTTGCGAGTGCCTTGAGATATGGATTGGGTTCGGTCATGGCGTGCTTGGCGGCTTGGCGGTTTCAATTTGGGGTCCAGCGTCACGCTGGTTTTCCTGTATTCCCGCGCCAACGGCGGCAGCAAACTTCACCAGCAATTCGGGATTGAGCTTGCGCAGTTCGGCCATCACGAATTGCCGCCATTCTTCCGGCATGGCCGCCTGTTCAAGAATATCCTGCATCCGGTCATACGCGGTGTGGTCGAATAAATCCCAAAGCGTATTGCGCGCGAGATTTCCCAGCGTGGCGAGAATGCGGTTGTGTTCGGCCTTATCCATCAGCCGCCCTTTTAACTGCTGCTGCTCAATGGTCTTGTTTTCAAACTCAATCTTTTTCAGCGCCGTGGTCCAATCCACGTTATCGCCGATCAAATCCCCTTGGTTGCGCGGGAGGTCTGGCAATATCCAACGCGCCACCCAATCAAACGCATCTGTCACCTTGTAATCGTTCCGCGCCGTGGCATTGGGAAACGGCACCACGCCGGGCCGCTTCTGGACGCCCTTCAATTGTTTCCACGCATGGATGCGCTGCCGGCCAACTTCCCCCAGCGCGGGATACTCTTTGAACCGCGCCATGATGAGCGCGCCTAGGTCATCCATGCCGCTGGCGATTTCGGGAAACTCCTGATCTTCCACCTTGAACGTGCGCCCGGCGGACCCGCGCAACAGCTTCATATCACCGCCGCTAAACTTGTCGCCCTGCTCAATGCTTTTCACCAGCTTGGCATCGGAAATAAATTCATCCACATGCCGCTTGAGAAATGCCTTGAGGTCATCAATATCAAACCCATTGCGGGTTTTCTTTGGAAAATCTGTGAACGTGCGCCAATACTTGAGCTTGGCCTTGTTCTCCCGGCTCAAAGAAAAGCCCATCGCCACCAAAATGTTTTCCGGCGTGCGCGCAAAGCGTTTGGTGGGTTTATCAGCCATTGGCGATTTCTTCCGGTTCACCCTGTTCGTTCACATTGAAGATGCCCAGCATCCCGCGCATGGGCCGGAATGGCAGGGGATAAGGCCGCTCCATAACAAAGCCGAATGGGCCAACAAAAAACCGCGATGGATGCCGTTGCACGCAATCCGTGATCTTCACCAAGCCGATGATGCCGCCTTTCTCCAGACGATCCAGCGGCGGGATACCGGCGGCCAGCACGGGATTGAACGTCCGCACGAACGCCACGGCTTCATCGTATTCGGCCTGGGTGCAACCCTTGGCCGCGTGAATCTGGATGTCCCCGCGAAACTTGGTTGCCCAGGTGCGGTTTTCAATCGGCTTGTGGCCTTCGATGATGAGCCAAGCCCAAGGCTGGCGGATGCTGATGGCTTTCATGCGTTTTTAAAGTAGTAAGCGGCCATTCGGAAGCAGATAGCCGCCTTTTTCCATTCTTTACATATTGCCGCCGCCTCGCCTTTCATTTCGCAGATTTCCGCAACAATGGTGCCATCGGCTTTACCCAGCGGCATAGGCTGTCCTTCGTTGCACGCCTCACACGCAATCGTGGCTTCGGGTTCAAGTAATTTACTCATGCTGCCACCGCCTAAAACAGCGGCCTAAAATAAAAGTATGGTTGCCGCCTTCCGGGCAGGAATTCACGGCGGGTTTGGAATGTTTTCATTAGTGTTAATTCGTGCAATTCGTGTCTAGCGGGTTTTGCCGCCCAGCATTTTTTCCGCTTGTTCAATCCGTTTTTTAACCGGCTGCGCGGATTCCAGAAATTCCTCCAGGGCGGCGGCATCCCATTTATCCATCGGGCGCTCTTTCTCCAAATCCTCCAGCAATAATTCAAACTTCCGCGCCGCCGTGGTGATGGTGCAAAACAAGTTGCGCTCAATCAGCGATTGGCCTTCGTGGTGGGGTTGATCCATCAAGCCGATCACGCGCAAAGACATCTGGAGTTCCGCCTTGATGGCGTGCAATTCCGCCACCGTCTCAATCGGCTTTTTCACGCGCGCGGCGATGTGGCAACACATTTGGATTTCCTTCACCGTCATGCCCGTTTTCAAAAGCGGGATGAGCGATTTACGGCAAAATTCCAAACCCTCCAGGTTGAAAAAAAGCTGGTTGCGCCCCGATGCGTCATTGAATTTCTCGCCGGCTTCGCGCAGCAAATTGATTGATTTGATGTTGGCGTTTTGAAGCGTGGCCTCCGCGCGCCGGTAAAGTTTTTCACCGGCCAGCGCCGCGGCCGTGCGCGCCTTCAAAGCCATTTTTCCGGCGCGTTCGGTGTAGGTAAGGTCCGAGCCGGACTGGCCATTGTTTTTTGTGCTCATAGTTTTTTGGTTATACAAAGTGGTCGGGTATATTCAACTGTTGGAGGGTTTGATTTTATTCTTTCGCGCCGCTGCCATGTTGGCGCGGGCATCATCGCTCCGCTGGCCGGCGCGGCGGTGCAGTCCCATTAACCGCTGGAAATTCAGCGCGCATTTGTTCACCGTCTGCTTGTCAAAATTCGTTTTACGGGCCAGTTCCGCCACCGTTTCCGCGCCGGCGGCATTTTGGAAACCAAGCTCCAGCGCCATGGTGCGCGTGGACATCCGCACTTCATCCGCCGTTTTCTGGTTGGCCTGGTATTCAATCAGGTATTTCCACGCGGACCGATGAAGCGAATTGAGTTCCTTGAGCGGGTTGCCATCGGCTTCACAATTGGATGCAACGTCACGTTGCCCAAACGCCGCCATGACTTCATCAATCATTTCCAGGCATACGGCATGATTCAGGTTGTAGCGCGCCATGAGTCGGATCACGCTGGCTTCCCCGCCGGTATCTTCGGCTTCCTGGTCGGGGCTGTTAAATGGCTCTACGGCGTAATGATTCTGGCCTTGATCGTCTTTCATGGTTTTGCTTCCTGCGGCTTGCTTAAAGCGCGGATTTCATCGCGCACGGCCTTTAATTGTTGTTTGAATGTCTGGATCATTTCCGCACACGGATTTCCTTTTTCACGCTCGGATTGCAGACGTTTTGAAAGGGTTTCTTCATCCTTCAAAAGCTGCCAAAGTTCACGCCGCTGCGGTTTGGCGTCCGCGCGTCCGGTTATTTTTTCGGCAAAAACTTTTGCCGGGGTGGGTGGCGGTGAAACCGCCTTCATCTTCCCTTCTACTTCAACTTCTTTAATGTGCGGTAAAATTTTTTTAGAATCTGCCAAGGGCAGAAACGCTTGACCTTCTGGCGGGTCAAACTCGGACTTCATAAACCGCTTGCGCTGGCCGAACTTGAATACTTCGAGAATCGTCCGGCCTTTGGCATCAACGTAAAAGCGGATCAATCCGGCCTTTTGGCACGCAGCCAGCCAGCGGGAAATGTCGGTTTCGCGTATATCGGCCTTGAGCGGGAACAACCTGGACTTCAAGAGTCGGTTATCCACAAGTGTCCGTCCGTAATCATCCACCTTCATCAGCAACCGGGTAAAAAACCGCTCGGCGTGGGCGTCCAAAACGTCCACGGTCAAGCTGTCGGTCCAGTCGCGTATCAGTGGCATGGGTTAATCCCGTTGAGCGGGGTTGTAAAAATAGGGTTTTGCCGCTTTTTTGGCGGCGGGTTTAGCTTTCTGTGTGGGCTTCGCCGCGCGCACAGATTGCGCCGCCTTTGATTTCTCCACGGCATATTGCCGCCGGTTCTGCTTGGCCAACGCTTGAATGCGCGCAAACCGCGCCTGCATTTCCGGCGATAA